CTACTTGATATCTATTATTAAAATCATCAATAGCAGTTTGGATATTACCAACACCTGCTTCATTAGGTATTAATTTATGATAGTCATACGTATGTAAGGTACTTGTTGTCTGTACCTGGAGTCCTTGCCCTGCAGATAGGGTTGTATCATTTAAAGTACTAGGGAATCCATTGATAGTAATGGTTGCATTGTTGGCTACATTACCATTAGATACTGTAGCTACTCCACTACCATTAATCGCTAGACCACCTGCGTCTCCAATAGACACAACAGTACCAGCTCCATCACTAGGGTCTGGGTTAGCATTTGGAAATACAGTTTCATTAGCAATTGCAACAAAACCACCTAGAGCATTAGTGATTGAAAGGATTTGATCGTTAACGGCTTTTGCAGTCGGTAACTGTACGTCAGTAGAACTACCGCTAACTGCTGTGACAACGCTCTTGCCGTCCAACAGGTTAAGTTCCGTAGTAGTAGAGGTGAGAGCCGTACTATCTGCAAGAATAGATGCAGTAGCTGACGGCATACCAGCAAGCGTTGAGAGTTCAGCATCTGCTATTTTTGCAGTTGTTACTGCGTTATCGGGAATCTTAGCTGTTGTTACAGCATTATTTGATATCTTATATGATGTAACAGAATCATTAGCAATCTTATTTGTTGTTACATTAGCATCTAATATCTTTGCAGTAGTGACCGCATCTGTTGCTATCTTATCAGTTACAATTGCATTATTATCTATCTTAGCAGAAGTAACAGCAGAAGGTCCAATTTTTGCTGCAGTAACTGCTTCATTATATATCTTATCTGTTGTTACAGAATTATTAGCTAAGTCATCAGCTAGGATAGTTCCATTTGCTATCTTTGCAGAGGTTACTGCATTATCAGCAATAGCTGCAGTGTCTACAGCATCGTTTGCTAGCTCAGAAGCACCTACAGAGTTAGCTGCTAAGTTAGTTGCATCAATAGCATTTGTACCTATCTTAGCTGCAGTAACAGCACCATTTGCTAAATCACCAGTGGCTATTGTGCCATCTTTAATTTTAGCAGATGTAATAGCTCCATCTTTAATATCTGCTTCTATTATTTTTTGTTCTTTCTCTTGTGCAGAGAAAAGTAATTGTGTTTCGTTATTATTTAAATCCGTTGCTCTAATAGATGATCCTGGGGCAAAGGTGGCTTTGGATGTGTTTACATCAGTATCTCTATAAATCCTTACGACTTCATTATTAGCTGGAGTATAGTCAGTGGGTGAAGTTTTAAAAACTACTGCTGTACCGCCTGTGTTAATATCGTAATGTGTTCCTTCAATTTTTGCAACTGTGTCTATTGTTACATGGACATCAGCTTTCTTGTAATATTCAAATGGGAAGTCAAACGATGTGGTGGAACCGTTTGCTGTATGGTATTTTTCAGTTGTTTTATGCGTATGAGCCATAATTTAGTATTTAATACAGGCTAAAAGAGCCACGTTTCTTGGTCTTGCTTCGTTTCCACCATCATTCGATTGAGTTATACCTATAGTTATTCCTGTAGTTGCTGAGTTTGTTGACATAGTTGAGTTATTAGCAAATGATTCAGTTTCAGGTCCAGCATCAGCGTGTTGACCAATTTCACGAGCAGCGGCAACTGTATGAGCATGTCCAGGGTCCGTAACACTAGCAGAAACTGAGTGGTTGTGCTGTTTATTTTGATCACTCTGAGTACTTCTAATGGCTCTACCACTATCTGTACCTTTACCATCATCCCATCCTCTTACAAACTCACCTCTTAAATCTGGTACATTTGCACCTACTATTGCATATAATGCAGAGAAGTCAGTTGTTACTCCTTGTGTAGTACCAATACCATTAGGGATACTATCACCATTACATTTAATATATCCTGTTGGAGCACTATTACCGCCAAACCAGAACACAGCTCCTATAGGTACAAAACCAAATCCTGAAGCAGCTGGGTTTGAAAGTTTATCACGTGTTATAGCACCATTTTGTATCTTATCTGTACTAATAGAGTTATCTTGTATTTTTATAGTACTTACAGCGTCTGTTGCAAGTTTAGCATTAGTAACAGAAGAAGATGCTAATTCAGATGAGGTGATAGCAAAATTAGCTAACTTATCAGGTGTAACACTTTCATCTACTAACTCATTAGTACCAACACTATTGTCAGTCATCATTGACAATTCAATTGAATTATCTTTAATAACCCAATCACTAGAACTATTAATCTGTATATCCCCTTTATTACCTAAAGAGAAAGATACAGAGTTATCTTCTTTTAATTTACCGAATTCTTGAGCTGCATATAATAATTGAGTATTATTAGTATTCATATCACCAGCTCTAATAGCACTACCAGCTGCATATGTAGCTTCCATAGCATCGATATTTGTGTCTCTAAAGATACGTATAGTAGCATTATCAGCTGGAGCTGTATTAAAGTTAATAGTTGTGTGAGCACCTGATTGAACGATTGTATAGTCAGTAGTTAGAGATTTTGTAAATCCATCTAACTGTACTTTAATATCAGTCGTTGCTAGAAATGGGAAGGTAACAGAGAAATCCCTATTACCTGTTGTCGTCTGAGTATGACTAACCTCCGTTGTATAAGTCATTTAGCTATGTTAAGTGTTTCTGATATACCAGCGTCCTCGTAGAGCTGGTCTAGGTTCCCTGCTTCTTGATTATAAATTTGATTTTGTTTTTCGTATTCACGCTGTCTAATACTAGTTCTAATTTCATCAGGTAAATTATCTTCAGCTATACGTTTAGATTGAGCATAAGCTTTTTTCAGTTTATCAAAGATTTTAGCATATTTACCACTATCTAAAATTTCTGAACTAACTGATCCTCTACGTTGTGCTTGGATAATTTCTTTAAAACCTTTATATGTTGTACCATCAGGACCAGTATAAGTTAATCTATTAGCTTCTTTCATTATTTCATTTATTTTCTTTTTATATAGACCTTGTTTACCCATAACTGTATTGATAGCAGCTATTTCATGGTTTTCTAGGACAACTCCTCTTTGACTTACTCTCATATTAGGTGAATTATTAAATTCAATATCAATTAAGAATTGTCTTTCTTTAGAGGGTTGAGAAGTAATTTTCATTGGACCTCTATTAAATACTCTAAGGAACCAGTTATTTTCTTTACCTATTTCATTACCATCTATAGGATCAACTACAGCAGGTAAAGCACGTTCAGGGTCAAAGGCATCTAACCAAGCATTTCTATTACGTAAGTTTTCATCTAATTCAGAACGTATCTGTCTTAACTGAGGGTACATTACTTTACCTAATTCATTCCTCCAGCTACCTAAAGGTACTAAGTTGTTACCGAATGAAGACATCCATCTAGAAGCAGCTGCACCATTACCTTGTAATACATCATACATAGGTTCTAGTTGAGATAGAATAGATCTATTAGTTACAGCAGAACCAAGGACAAAAGCTAATTTATTATATAAATCTTCTTGTACACCACTGGATAAACTATCAAAGTTATCAACAACATCAACTGTTAATGATAACCAGTCTCCTATTGGACCCATCCATTCATAACTAATTTGCTTGTCAGTGCCTGGTACTTTACAAGATTTAGGTTTCCAACCACTACGTACTCGTTGTGTTTGTACAGCTTTATTATAATGACCATTACCAGTACACCTATCATTAGAAGCAGCAAATCCTGCTAATGTAACCATAAGGCTTCCTATAGCAGCTTTACCTTTAACTTCAGCTCTTATTGTTTCAAAAGTTTCTAATGCAAATTGATCAACAGGCTTACCTTTACTTTGTAAAATTTCTGAGATTTCATCCATAGTAAAATCAGATGCTTTTTTACGCCCTAATGGACCCCACATCTTTTGATAATCACTAGATAAAACTCCAGCTGGACTCCATTTACCAAACGTATCAATGACGTTAGCAGTAGTTCTAGGGAACCATATAAAAGATCTAGCAGCAGGGAATCGTTTAATAAATTGATTCATACCGTCAACTACAGGTGAGTCAGCATTCAATGCTATTTCTCTTGTAGCAGCGTTTACAGCATCATTAGTTAACATACCGTTAGAATCAAACCAACCATCATATACTTCTTTAACAGCTTTTTTAAAACTTTCTTCAGTAATTTCTTCACCAGATTGAGCTAATTTATTAAATGCTATATACTTAGCTTCAGTATTAGCAAGTACTGATTTAGAAAAACCATCTAATGCTGTCATTGAATTACCACCAAATCTAAGCACAGGGTCTTGAGCTAATGCATCTAAATCTTCAAATACACTAAGAAGCATTTTAGCTCCATCTTCACCTTGTTCAGAGGCTGCATCTGCATAAGATCTAAGAGCACTTAAACTCTTTTCTTCTTTAATAGCAATGTCATCACGCATTACGTAATTAACACTTTTAGGATTATTAGAAGCTTTTCTAAATACAAGTCTTAGATGATCTGTTGCTTTTTGTAGTGTATCGTCAAAAGCAAAGTGAGCTACCATAGCCCTCTTAGCTCTAGCTAAATCACCTTGCAATACAGAACCTGTTACAGTAGCAGCTCCTTTACCTAATAAACCAGTTAAGTTACCTGCGGCTGCAGCGGCTGGTGTACCTAAAGCAGATAATGCAGAGTTAAATATATTACTCCACATAGCTTTATTAATTATAGAAGGTACTTCAGGATTACCATCATATATAGCTTTTTTAAATGTAGATAGATTATCACCAGCCCATTGATGTAATTTAAACATAGAGTCTACATTACCATCAGTAAACTCATTAGCTAATAATAAAGGTCTAAGGAATTGTGGATTTTCTCTAGCTACATCTTTTAATGTCTGAGTCCAAGCTTTAGCGTTAGGTATTAAATCAGTTAATTTAGAACTAGTATTATTTAAAATAGTATCTGCAGCTGCATTAATAACTTCTTTGTCACCAGTTTCTACAGCTGATTTCCATGCATTCATATGAGAGAACATAGAACCAGCTTCAAAGTTAGCTAAACCTTTTTCTACCATTAATACTTCTAATCTATCAGCCATTAAATCAATAGTTCTAAGTACTGACGCACCGCCTTCCATTAATCTAGCACCTTCAGACATATCAGCTATTTGACCAGCTTCAGATGTAACTAAATAAGCTCTAGCTTTCTGTACATCTAAGTCAAGCATCTGTGCTTTTAACTGTTTAATAGCACCAGAAATACCTTTCTTTCCTACAATACGTATAGCTGAATCATCCACTGATCTTTTAAATTCATCTAATAGACCAATGATTTCATCAGGTGTTACACGTGGGTTTAATAAGGTAGCAGCTAATTTTTTACCAGCATCATCCATTACTTTAGATGATATAAGTTTGTTAGATTTAAGTCTTTTACTAAAACTACCGCCTTCTTTTAACTGTTGTGTTAACTCACTGACTAAAGTTCTGTTACTTAGGTTTCCTATTTCAATACCTTCTTTACGTGCAGCTTCATGGATAATATTACCTATCCTACCCCAACTAGATTCTATATTATTTTGAATTTGTGCAGCATCAGCTTTAGCACCTAAGATACCATCAGCATCTTTAGTACGGACTAGTGTTTCACCTTCATCATATAAATTCAAGTCAAGAGGAGGCTCACCTTTACTAATATAATACTCGTTAAGTAAGTTAAGTTCTTTTTCTTTACGTGCATATCCTCTGAGGACTTCATCTTCTATAGGATTATCAGAGAATTTTATATCAGTAAATTCATCTTTAGTTAATTTTTCAATATTTTTATAACCTTCTTTACCTGGTACAAACTGAGAAGTACGCTTCATACTACGTCCAGCTTTAGTTAAATAAGCTGCACCTTCTACGACGCTAGATAATACTCCAAAGATAGCACCCTCATTAACATTCTTAGAACGTTTTTCTCCAGGTGTATCATCTTCAGTTGTAGCTATACTATTAGGTATCCATTGATATGTCTTAGGCCAGAACCCTTTTAAAGTACCAGTTAAGTTATCATCTTTTTGATTCTGTTCAGCAACAAAATCAACTGCACCACCTGTACCTAAATCAATACCAAATTTAGAAAAGTATTGGAAAGATTTACTATTACCTAGTTTCTGTAACCAAGGAGCTGCTTTACCTGCAGCATGTAGTTTTGCACCAGTCTGAAGAGCCATACTTCTAAGACCAAGTGAAGGTATCACTAGCCCAGATATGTTACGTACAGCTTGAGATACCTCACTTTCGTATTCAGGTAGTTTAGGTATTTTGGGAGCACCAGGACCATTAGCAAAGTTTATAGTATCTGTGATGGTATCTATAATACCAACAGCAGGTGCTACACCTTCGTATAAGTTTTGTGGTAAACCTCTAATAGTACCTTCAGCTATATCTTGTACAGCCCCTAACGCACCTGGTCTGGGGACAAAACCTTCTTCTCCAGGTGCTATGTATCCTCCCGTAGAAGGTTGTTGTGTTTGATCAGGTTGAGTAGGAGTATCCGTAGGTACTTCAAAACCTGAGTTTACAATTTCTTGTAATCCTTCTAATTCAGATTTAATATCTTCTTCAGACATAGATTCAAGATCTTCAAATTCCATGGTTTATTTATTGTAAATAACGTAGCATAGATTCTATTCTACTTGTAATTTTTTTTTGCTCAGTGTCTCCTAAAACTTTTTTCCCATCAAAATTATCAAACTTCTTTTCAAGTTGTACTAATCTTTCTAGTTGATTAGGTGAGAAATTATGTAAACCAAACTGTTGTTGATAAGCTAAAAGATTTGAGTTATCATCTGAGTTTTCTATAAATTTTCTTACTTCAACATCTGAAGTAGGAATTTCCATATTCTCAAAATCAAATACTTTAAGAGCAGCTTCTGCATCTTTATTATTTTTATCAGCTTTTAAAGCTTCTATTTTACCTTTAACTAAAACACTAGGTTCAACGCCTAATACTTCTGCTTTAGTTATAATATCAGGAGTCCATGAATTAGGATTCTGAGCTTGATTTACAAGTTCAGGTAAAGTTATTGCTAAACCAGAATTTACTAATTTTTCTTTTGAAGTTTTACCAGGGTAATTTTCATAAGATTTATTTCTCCATAGTAAATTTAATTCCTGTTCAGTAGCAGCAAAGTTACCTTTCGTTTCAGTTTTAGATAAATACTTAGCTTCAAATAAAGGAAACTTACCTTCAGTATTAGGTGTTAAGATACCATAATTTTCATTATCTAAATCTCCAGCTTTAACATAAAGACCTTCTCTTGTAAGATCGTTTTTTAAAATAGCTTCAACATCATTAATAGTTAAATTCTCATCATTAAATACTTGCCAAAGAGCTTTGTCTATTTTTCTAGAAATATACCCTTGAACCATTGAAGGAGACCCACGTGGTACCTTTACACCTCTTGCTAGGGTTTGTTTTAAAACTTCTTTTACATAATCACCAGCTTCATTATCAGCATTATCTTCACTATATTGATTATCTTTTTTAAAGAATTTAAAGTCTTTTAAACGTTTTTCTGTTTCATCTTTTAAAGTATTATTTTCAATTTCAAGTTCATCTATAGATACTCTACCATTTTTTAATTGTGCCTCAACTCTTAATTTTTCTGCTTTATAAAATTGAGGAGTTTGTGCATTAATGTTTAAATTTTCTAATTCTTTATACTCTTTACTTTTTGTATCATAACCAAGACTTTCTAATCTTAATAACCCTTCTTGTTTTTGTTTTGTAGTAAGCTTGCCTTGAGCAGCTAAACTTTTTATATTAGTTGCTATTCCAGATACTTTAGCATCATGAGCTGCTACTACACTATTATTACGTGATTGGATAGCTTTGTCAATACGCTCCCATTGTTTATCATTTAATAATATTTCACCTGTATTACCAGCTGGATGTTTAACACTTCCATTTTTCATGGATGCTAATTCAGCATCAGTTAAATCACCTTTATGAGCTGCAACTACTAACAAAGCTGTTGCATGATTTTTTGAATCTTCAACAGTAACACCATTAGTTTCATCAACTCCTAAAGTTATTTTATCTTGTAATACTTCAGATAAACTATTAGGGTTTTTTATATTTGCTAGTCTTGCAGTATCAATACTATTTTGAAATTTAACATTTTCTTTAGTGAGAGATTCAACTTTATAACTTGCAAGTTGTATCCCACCTTCAGTTGTTGCTATTCTTTTAAGTTCATCAACAACATTGTTTGCACTGACACCTTCTGAAAGACCAAGTTTTTTAAGTTCCTCTAAAGCCCATCCATTAAAATGTAATTGTGTACTTTCTTTACTACCTTTAATACGTTTTTCGTAGTCTTCGAGGTCTTTACCTTCTAATCCTTCAACATATTTTCCATATCTAGAAGGTGCTTCTCTAGCAAATTGAGTACCTGCATATTCAGTAGCACGTAACAACTCTTTAGAAGATGCATTAATTAAATAATCTCTCAGTTTCTCGTCTTTAACAGTGTTCTTTACATGTTCTATAAAACCTGCTTGACCTGCTTCTATACCATCTTTACTAGCTCTATATTCTATAACTTTATTAAAAGCCTCTTTTGATTCAGGAGAGGTAATTAACTTAAATAAATTTCTATCTGTTTCAGTTTGTTTCTTCTGTTGAGCTTGTGGCCCTGCCAAAGTGTTGTAAAGACTTAGACCTTTTGAAGTTAGAGAAAGCATTCCTTTAAACATTTCTAAATTAGCAACGCCTTTATGTGCTTTTCTTAACTGTTCAGATTGGGTTAATTTATTTCGATAATCTTCTTCATTCTGACGTTTAGCATATTCTACATGGTTAGATAAAGGACTTGCAAAATCAGTAACTTCAGATGGGACATAAAAATTTCTTACCATTATACCTCCTTAAATGTAACGTCAATTAGGTTATAATTGACACCATAGAAACCATCTGAACGTAATACAGCAGCTTCTGGAACTACTTTAATTACTTCGTCAGCCATAGCTCCGATGTATTGTTTAGCCTTACCAATGTAGTTAAACTTGTAAATACCTAAACCAGATATTGATTCACCTATTTTCTGGATGTTTTCTTTTAAACGACGGTCAGATGGTGGTGGAAACAGAGTGGTTAATAATGCTGAACCACCCCCAGTAGCAGGTATAGCAGCGATGCTAGCTATAGTACCTGCAATACTTAAAGCATCCATAAATGCTGCAGCTCCTACGTTCTGCATAACAGGTTGAGGTGGTGCTATATCAGGGTGTTTGACAAATGCTACTCTACTAAACATTTGCATCTGTTGTGCTCTTGTTTGACCAGCAGCTTTAGCACCTGCTTTACTTAATGCATCAGCAGTTTTAGTTAATTGATTTACTTGATCAGAACCTTTTTTAAGGTACTGTCCTAAATCTATAGCACTGATTCTTTGACTAGATCTACCTAGTCTTCCTTTAGCTTTTAATTGATCTCCAGTATTTTCATTTAAGAAAGTTTTCCAATCTTCTTGGCTTTGAGTAAACATTTCATCAACTAACTGACCATGTTTTTCTTTTATGTCAGAGTAGACATTAGCTAACCCAAGATTACTGGCATCAATACCTTGTTCATATTGGAGTTGCTCAACCTTAGTTAAACTAAGTGTCTGCATCCAATTTCGTTCTCTTTTTTCGAGCTGATGCTCGTAATTCCGCAAAGCTTGCTCGTTTGCAGCTTCAGCTCCGGCTCCTAAACACACGGCAAAATTCTATAAAGGATAAGTTGTTAGGTCCATATTTTAATTCCCTTAGAAATTTGAACCCAAGGAATTTAAGTAACTTTAGATGGACCTTGTTACGTTTATCAACAAC